AAGCTTAGTGCGCCCGGCGACCATGGACAGGTCGAAATGGCATGAGTGCTTGCCCACGCTGTTGGCAAATGAAGCCCCGCAGTGAGGGCAGAAGTCTGCCATGGCGTTTGCCGAGTCGGCCATGAACTTGGCTTTGGCTTCGGCCACTGCTGTTCTGTCCTGGCATTCTTGGGCAAAGCCACCAACCTCGCGGTAGAGCCTGGCCTTGAATTGCTGCGGGTTAAACCTGGGAGCTGAGCAGAACCGGACTGTGATGTCATTGGCTTTGGACTCGATCGCGGCTTTAACCAGGTTCTCGATGTAAACCTGGAGCTTGACGCCTAAGGATTCCGGGATTTTTTCGCTGCCCTCAAAGAAAAGAGGGAATGTTTCAGTCTCTTGCTTCATAGTTTCTCAGAGGTTGAGTCTGTGCTCGTGGCGCAAGGCGCGCAGTAAGGAACGCCAGGCATAGACGGGTACGAAGGGACAGGATACGGCACAGGATAAGGCTGCGCAAGCTCGAGTTTGGTTACCCGGTGCTGGAGGTTCTGGATGCACAGGGCAATCTCAGGGTAGCCATTCAGAGGTACGGAAAGGATGTACCTAATCTCGTTGGCGAGTGCCTGTGTAGGGTTGGACTTAGAGTGTTCTTGGCTTTCGGCAAGCTGCTTGACCCGGCGCTTTAGCAAGCCTTCAAGCTCTTCGGCTTTGGCTAGCTTGGCTTCAAGCTCGCGGACACGATCTTCGGCTTGAGTTAGCTTAGCCGCGAGCTTGCAAACACGCTCTTCTGCTTCATCGGCGTCGCGGCAAGCATTAACCCAGCCTTCGAGAAGGTTAGGCACGCATTTGACCAGCCGTTCGCCAAGGCCAGCGCCAAGCTTGCTAGCGTGGGGACGGAGGCACTCGAGTTTGTCGGTATAGTACTTGATTTCAGACTTGTAGACCGCGTAGTCTCGTCGAAGCTTCTCATTAGCCTCGGCCAGGCAAGTAGGGCACTTGCAGCTGTGTGAATGGTAGTTGTCTTTCATTGGTGGGATGGGGTTTGTTGTCTCATGACGCAGCTACGGTATGGCTGGCTGCCTCTTTTGTAAACAAGAAATTGCAGGCGGCTAGGTTAAAGTTTTGGAATACTTTTAGGCCTTACAGCACTCTTGTCACACGGACGATGCCTGGCTCTAGCTCCATGGAAAATCTCTTCTTGGCCAGGTCAAAAGCCCAGTTAGACAACAAAGATTGGATCTTGGCCTGGAGTTGCGAGGCCGAGTAACCCCGAGGCTTTGCCGCAAGGCCAACGCTATCGCCTAAGCTCATCGCTTGGACTTGCCGGAGATAGAATCCTCGGATGGTGCCGGTTTTTACGTTGAGCCAAGGAACAGCTTTAATCTCGCCGCGGATGGCGAGTTCGACTTCTTTGTAGAATTGCTCGAGGCCAGGCCAAGACTTCACTTCACGGAATACGAGGTCTTGCAAATGCGCCGGCGTGTTTTCGAGAACGCCGTTGAACTGGCTCCAAGTTTCAAGGCCGGCCGCCAGGAGGAAGTAGCTCAGCGCCAATTGCCCAGCCAAGTCATTGCCGTCTTTCGGCCGGGGCTGAGCGCAGAGGATCTCGGTTTTAGGGTCTTGTTTCCAGGCTCGGCCGAACATCTTGACGACTGTGGCCATCCAGCTATGGGGATGCTGGACTTTAAAGTCGAACGCCCAGTCATGGACTGAACGCTGCGTGATCGGCCAGTCTTTCTTGGCCGAAAGCAAGAGAAGCGTGGCGTAGGCTAAAGGCCGGCTTGGAGCGGCAGAACCCCAGGCATAGCTTTTGAGGTTCTTCAGCCAGTAGTTGAACGGATAGGTGATGGTGAAGTGATCACTGGGCTTTTTCATAGGCCGAGCAACTTCTACTAAGCAAAGCGCCGCGTAAACCTCATTCTGCTCCGAGTGGCACTTTTTTACTAGTGTGCAGATTTTCTACCTGCACTAGACTAAGTGTTGACACCCCCTAGACTTAAGTGCGTTAGTGCAGGATTTCTAGACGTTTTCGGAAAAGCTCCCCAACGGCCATATCGCATATTTTTGGATTCCTTTGCTGGCATTGGGAAAAATTAAAAAGCCCACGTGGGAGCTTTTCCTTTTTTTCTTGATATGCTGCACTAAATAGCTTAAAATGTTAGAAATAAAGAACTTAATCTAGTGCAGGATGGGAATTTACACAGTAGTCGATGAAACGCGGCTTTTGGCCTGTTTTGCTTGGAGCAGAATAGGATTCCTTGGCTGCCGAAACTGGTTGAGGATCTTCGGCCATGATCATCGGAATCGACCCAGGAAAGAGCGGCGGCCTTGTGCTGCTGCAGCCCACCGTTGCCGGCTTGGAGCCGGTTGAAATCAAGAAGATGCCTGAAGGCGAAGACGCTTTGACCGGCCTGCTCCGAGAATGGTGTGGCGTTGCCACGCATGCCTACATCGAAGCAATCCCTAAGTTTGCAGGCGAAAACCGGTCCGCCGCGTTCATGGCCGTTCTCTACGGCAACTACAAGTTCGTATGCGGCGCAATCCGCATGCACGGGAAGCCTGAACTTGAAGAAATGCCCCTCTTGAAGTGGATGAACCACACCATCCCAATGCGTACTCGGAGCCGGGACCGTACTGAGAGAAAGAAGCAATTGCTCCAAGCCGCCCAGAATGCCTGGCCGAAACATACGTGGAACTTGGCAACCTGTGACGCAGCCCTCATCGCAAAAGCAGGGCACGAGCTACGCAGTTGATGCTTGTTTACGGCTCTTGGAGTTTGCGCTACGTTCGCCGGCATGGCTACTCGCGCCGCACTACAACTCATGCCGCAAGAGAGGCAGTTTCTGGAATTACATATCATTGACGGGCTGCCGATCTACCGCGCTCACCAGAAAGCGTTCAAGCGTTTCTATGCTCAACGCCGAGGCAAGCAGCCGGTTCCTACTACTTCAGCCAGGCTGGGCCGTGCCATCCTCGACCGCGAGGAGAGCCAAGCCTACATTGAAGAGCTAAAGGCCAAACTTGCTGAAAGGGCGGAGCAGCAGAAGTTCCTGTCTTTTGATGAGAAACGAGCCTTTCTCGCCAAGATCGTGCGAACTCCAATTGCCGAGGTTGACGCGGACCATCCGATTGCGCAAGAGCTGACCGTCAGGGCTGATGGATCCCAGACAGTGAAGATTCCGTCGAAGCTGCAGGCTCTCGAGCTAGACGCTCGAATCATGGGCGAGTTCAAGGACAGCATGCGCCTCGAGGTCAGCGAAAAGGTTCTTGAGTTTGCCAAAAATCTGGTCTGATGATTCGCAAAGGCACGAGGCTAGAATACAATAGGACTGGCGTGCGAAAGCGGCCAGCGGATGCTGAAGCCCAAGTGATGCTAAGCGAAACCGAGTATCTCGACCACGCGTACGCAATCCGAGAAGCGCATGCCAATACCGGCGATCTTTTTGCCTCAGCCGAGTATCTCCTAAAGAACTGTGTCAAAAACCCGCCAACCGGCCAAATTACGCTGACAACAACTGACTGCGAGTTCTTAGTGTGGAAGTACATTCAGCGCTTACTCGATCTCGACCAGTACAAAGCTGCAGCGATCATGTGTTGGGGACCGGATCTCTTCACTCCTGAGCCTCATTGCACCCGCCTCGTTTGGGATGGCCTAAAAGCCGAATCCAAAAACCTAATCATGGGCGGTGGATCGTTGTCAAAGTCGTACTCGGGCGCAGTCTATTTTGGTCTTGACTTTCTTCGTGATCCCGAGTGGACCTGCATCAAAGTCCTATCCGTCACTAGGCAGCATGCCGTGACAAACGTCTTCGCGCACTTAAAGAACTTGCTTGCAAACGTCATCGTTCCGGTCCCTGGCTTAATCATCAAGAGCGACTCCGTGCGAGTTAATAACGATGACAAGCAAGGGATTCACCTAGCCTCGATTCCCCAAGGTGATGACGGTAAAGGCCGCTTGCGTGGATTCCATCCAGTTCCACGGCCTTCGCCACATCCTCGATTCGGCAGGCTAAGCCGCGTTGCGCTGCTGCTCGACGAAGCTGAAGAAATCCCTGGCGGCGTGTGGGAAGATGTCAACAACGTCCTTCTCACCGAAGAGGCTGACGATAGCCACGTCAAAGTGTTTGCTGCCACAAACCCAAAAGACAGGACCAGCAAATTCGGCGCCCTCGCAGAACCAACAACTGGTTGGGCAAGCGTGGACATTGACCTGCATGAAACCTGGAAAAGCGTACTCGGATGGAATGTCATCCGTCTCGACGGCGCTAAATGCGAGAACGTCAAAGAGAAGAAGGTCATCTTTCCTGGTCTCCAAACGTGGGAAGGTTTTGAGCGCCTGCTCAAGATGGGAACAGACAACCCTGAGTACTACACAATGGCTCGAGGCTGGTTCCCTGAGTCATCCGCGCAAGTCGTCATTGTCAACGAGGCGATGTTCAACCAGTCAAAAGGTCTTTACACGTTCTCAGGCCCAACGGTCACGGCAGGAGGCGTCGACCTCGCTTTTGAAGGCAACGACTTGGTCTTCTACACCGTGCTGCGTTTCGGCTTGTCGATCGGATGGACTGATATTCACGGCACGTTCCACCGATTCGAGAACGAGAAGCGCGTCATCCAGGTTGAGCAGCAAATCCCGCTCGAAAAGAAAGACACGCTAGCTCAAGCCCAAGCAATCGTCCGTCTCAGCCAGGACATGGGCATTCGTCCTCGTTGGTTGACGGTTGACCGGACGGGTTCTGGAACCGGCGTCCACGACGCGCTCAAGTCCGTATTCGGCCCCGACGTGTTTGGCGTCATGTTTAGCTGGGCTGCTAGCGACACAAGGATCCTCGAAGATGACACCGAGTCTTGCAGCGAACGCTACTACGACGTCATCACCGAGATGGCGTTCTCGATTCGCAAGTTCGTCGAAACCGACCTACTCAAGCTGAATCCCGGCATCAATTGGAATGCCCTTGAGAAAGAAACGGTCACACGCCGATACGCGCAGCAAGGCCGTGGAATCCTCCGCTTAGAGAGCAAGCGTGACTTCAAAAAGCGACACTCGAGCGTTAGTCCAGATCGGTTTGACTCCCTAATGGTTGCGGTACATGGCGTCCGCATGAACGAGGGAATCTCTGGCCGAATGGTCGATAAGCCTGTCCAGAACGACTACGCGGGTGGAAGAATGTCTCACGGTATTGTCGACACCTTGGAGTTCATCGACATGTCCAACGACTAAAACCCGTGAAACTGTAAGCCTCGACGCCAATGGAAAGAGAAGTTATCCAATCACTCGTAATGCCAGGAGGCTGGCATAAGCCAGAAAAAGACCGACTCGGACGTGACATGCCCGAGCCGATTCGCGCTGACACGTACAAAGAGCTGATTGAGGCCGTGATTAAGTTCCGCGCTGACAACACAATCCCCATTGGCGATGTTCGCGCCGAAGTCAATGAGTACATCTGCACAAGCTGGCCGCACATGTGCCATGGAGTTCCTGGCGCTGAAGTGACGGTCACCGTCAGTCACGGTTCTTCTGTGCAATCTCTCACGGATCGCATGATCCAATGGCTAGATCGCCAAGTCGAAAACCATTCTCCTGAAACCCTAGAGCTTAACGAGGAAGCCCAACGGCGGGCTGACATTTGCCGGATGTGCGCTTACAACGTGCATTGGAATAGTGGCTGCGGGTCGTGCTCTGACGCGGTAAATCGAATGTCGACAATTCTCCGAGTAGGCAAAGCTTTGCCCCATTCCGAAAGACTCCGAGCTTGCCAAATCCTTGGCCAAGAGAATCGGGCTGCAGTTTGGCTACGCCGAGAGAAACTCGGAAACAGCCCTGAACTTCCGGATCACTGCTGGGTCAAGCGATGAAGTTCACCTACCACAGTCCAATTACGTTTCTCAAAGCCATGCGCCGATACGCAGAGCACTTACTCGGAGGAGGAAACGGCATCGTTGATACTGCCACGAAGCAGAAAAGAATGTCCCTTTGCGAGGGCTGCGAGTATCGACAGGGTGTGCAATGCTCCCAATGCGACTACTGCTTGATCCGCGCCAAGACGCTATTGCCATCTGAATTTTGCCCAAAAGGCAAATGGTAAACTTTTCTCAATCCTATGAATGACGCTTCCACAAATGACATCGTCGACCCGCAGTCTGGCGAAGTCATTCCAGCAGTCTTAAGTTTTGAGCAAGCTTTTCAGACCTACAAAAACTTTGTCAAGGACAACCGCGATCGAACGCAAAAGAATGCCGCGATTGCAAGGAAGCTCAACAACGAGCAGCCTTGGAATCCCCAAAAGCTGAAAGCTGCTGGGCAATCTTGGAGAAGCAATCGCCCGACTGGCTTCATGTCGAGTCTCATCAAACGGCTCACTCCTCCTTACAAGCAGATGGTCGACCAGCTTCCGCTGCTTTCCTATTCTCGTTTTCCGAATGAAGCAATCGGCTCTGACGTCGAGCGCGATGTCTTCCGGGCTTCTATTACGGATTGCATTCGGCAATGGCCAGGATGGGCAGACTTTGTCACTCAGCTGATTGATGAAGACATTGGCTATGGCTATGCGGCCGTCGGTAGAGAAGACGAGTTTAGCTGGAAGCCTAAGATGTACCGCTCTGACGAGGCTATGTTCTACGTTGGATGCCCGCAGCAGGCTAGCAAAGTCAAAATCTGGGGACTGAAAGAAGACTTCTTTGTCGACGACATCGTTTCATTGCTAAAGAACCCTGAAGCCAGTCAAGATGCCGGCTGGCGTATCGAAAATCTGATCAAGAAGCTAAACACTTCTGGCAAGCAATTCGATGATCGCTCAGCCGAAAACAATACTCGAGTCTACGAGGATCTAATCCGCGAAAACAATCTTGCGGCAAGCTTTAGCTCGGCTATTCGCGTAATTAAAGCTGGCCACGTATTCGCTTTGAATCCTGCAGGCGGAATTGACCACTACATCTTTGATCGCGATGATGGTACCGCACTCTTCTTCCGCGCTGGCCGCTACGCTAAGATGGAGCATTGCCTTACGCTGTTCTCGGCTGAAGTCGGCGATCGCACTCTCCATGGAAGCCGTGGCGCAGGCCGAGCCCTTTACAATACGCACGTCTCGGTTGAACAAGCCCGCAATCTTGTGCAAGACGCGCTGCATCTTTCTGGCCTGCTTCTCCTAAAGCGGACGCATAAGACGGGTTCAGGTTCGCTAGAAACTCCAGGTCTAACGGTCAGTCACCCATTTGCAATTGTCGGCGAAGGATTTGAAGTGCTAGACCGCGTTAAGTTTGAAGTCAACTCCGAAGCTTTCTTTGCTCTTGATCGCCACGCAACCAGCCAGGCTGAAATCCAGATTGGCGCTTTCATGCCTGGCCAAATCATCAACGAGAAAGGTGAACGCCGCACGGCTAGCGAAGTCAACTACGTCGCTTCAATCGATGCGCAGATTCGCGCAGGCGTTCTAGCTCGTTTTGCTGACCAAATGTTTTCACTGATTGACCAGCTTCAGCGCCGAATCTGTAGCCCTGAAATCGTGGCTTTTGCTGAACAAACAGCCATCGAGTCTCGAGTTTCTGGATCTTTGCCGATTTACGAAGACGATGTCTGGGAAGCCCTAGTCAATGCCAGCCAAGAAACCGGATTCATGCGAGTCCAAGTGCCTAAGTATCTCGAAGTCGATGCCGTTCAGTGCGTAGTCGAGATGATGCTCAAAGGCGTTACGGCTCAGCAAATCTTGGTTCTTGCTAATACCAACAGCCGAGCCAACGTCGACGACGCAATCGCTTCTCAGTCTGGCGTGCTCGACATGATCGTTGCTCGATACGGACAAGACCCGATCGTAGACACCACGGAGCTTAAGCGCCGCGACATTGCCGCAAAGCTTGGCGGCCAAGCAGCGGAGCGTTTGCTCAACGTGGATCTCAATCCGCTTTCGCAGCTTAAGCAGCAGCGCCAGCAGATTATTGAACTTTCGACTATGCTCGCCTCTAATGATGTGCCCGTGGATCCGACAGATGACGACCGCGTCCACTTGTCAGTTATCATTGACCGCATCCGCCCGATGCTTTCCGACCCAACGATCAGTCCGCTGACCTCAAGTCAACAGTTCCTAGTCCGCGTGCTCAACCATGCCGGATCTCACTTGCAAGCGGCTCTCAATAAAGGCATATCGCCAGCGGAACTTAGCGAAGCTAAGAAAATCCTTGGAATCCTGCAAAAGTTTGTGCAGATTCCACCTATCGATCAGCAAGCTAGCCAAGCTCTGCAGCCAGTAACTCAGGGCGGAGCACTTCCCGCTACAGAAGTTGGCAAAGATGCTCTGCAAACTCCGCAAACTCCGTTAACAGACCCGCAAAACATTGTGGCAAACGTCGCGAACCCAGCGCGGCCCACGCCACCTAAAGGAACAAATCAACCAGGACCTGGGTCACAAATCCCAGCGTCATGAGCCAAAATTGGACTATTGAAGACGGCGTGGCTCTTCGCGACTTCTTAGCTCGCGTGCCCGCAGTAAAGCTTAAGTCAGTGCTAAGTCCTCTGTGCCCGGCAGTTTTGGACGCTGAGACGCTGCTTGCGCATGACGCCCAAGCAGTCTCTCGAGTTGCCGCCATGAAAGCCGGCTGGGACGCTTGCGTCGACGCCTTTATCGAGCTCGGTGCGCAAAAGCGCCCGGCTTCTCCCGATGCAAATTACCGCGATATGCAGTAAGCCCAACAACCCCACCCAATTATGTCAACCGAAAAATCCGTAACCTCAGAAGGAGTCCCACCGCAGCTCGACCTCGGCAACGTCGATCAGCCTTCAGAAACCCAAGTCGCCGACCTTGATGCTGCGCTAGACGCCGCCGGTCTTGGTGATGAAATTGTCGAGCCTACAAAAATTGTCGAACCTGCTGAACCTGCTGAACCCGCGGAATCCGCAACGGTTGAAGAACCTTCTGAGCCTGAGCCGGAATCCACGCCTGAAGCTGGCGGTGAGGAAGCTAAGCCTGCGGATAAGGCCGTAGATGAAGCCGCTAAAAAAGCTGCTGAACTTGAGGCGCTTGACCTCGATAAGGTTAAAGCTCCTGAAGATGTCAGCCCACGAAATCTTGTCAACTTTAACAAGCTGCGCGATGTAGCTAAGCACTACAAAGCCCAAGTCCAAGCAACTGAGACCCGGCTGCGCGAGCTTGAAGCAAAAGCTCAGGAACTTGAAACCCGCCCGGCGCAGCCTCCTGCAGAAATCATTAAAGAACTTGCTGAGCATCGCCAATTCCGCAAACTGTTTGACGCGGAGAATGACCCCGAGTTCAAGCGCCAGTTTAACGAGAAACTGCAGGCCCTGGACACGGATGTCCTGAGCATACTCCGCAAGAATGGCTTGCCCGAAGATGCTGAGAAGCAGCTTAAAGCTTTGGGAATTGATAAAGTTTCTGCAGGCTGGTGGGAATCTGAAATCCTGCCCAAACTCCCGTTTGTCGATCGCGAACGGATCCAGAAGCGCCTAGCTGAGCGAGCCGACGTGCTGGATCAGCGTTCTAAAGAGCTTGAAAAATTTAGCTCGCAGCGCGATCAGTGGCTTGAGCATGAAAAATCCCAAGTCGCAGAGCGTTTTCAGCAAGAGCAAACGCAAATTGATCAGCATCTCGAGCTACTCACGCAGAACGTTCCTTGGGCTAGATACCAAGAAGTTCCGGCTACAGCTAGCCGAGATGAACGC